ATCTTTTGTTTTGCCATTGCTTCTAATGGCTTCTGCCCCAACTCTCTCCATTGAGTCAAGCCCCTGAATCCATTCATCCAATAATGGCTCTTGGGATATTTCATTAAAATCCGGATGAACGTCTGCAATGGCGTTGTAGTGAGAATTTTCTTTGTTTACCTTTGCTTCTTCTTCTCTTTTGGTTTCTCTTTCCTCCTGCTTACTAAGCCTGTTCTGTAAGTCTACATTCTGAGCATTTTGCTTCTGCATCATCTTTATCATAGGCTCAGCAATTTCAGGATATTCTTTCCTTAAATTCTCAAGGTCAGCGTCTATCTCCGTGTCTGTCTGTGGGACTGCTTCCGCCTCCTGATCTTCTTCCTTGGGTGCCTTTGGTTCTTCTGTTGCCTTCTGATCTACCAACAGCTTAAGGCCTTCGTTTTCCTTCTGTATACGATTCAGTTCATCTACGGCATCTTTTGCGCTTTTATTACTGTCGTGCATCTTTCTCTGAGCCGCACTTATGCGCTTGTCTGCATTTTCAACCGTAAGGTCTTTTGTTAGGTCTTCGGCCTCTTTAGGAGGTTCCTCTTTTTTAGGTTCCTCTCTAGGGGGTTCCTCTTTCTTGGGTTCCTCTTTGGGAGGTTCCTCTTTTTTAGGTTCCTCCGCCTCGGTTTCCTCTCCAATCGGAGTTTTGCCGTCTGCTTGCAAGCCTTGGCTTTCATAAAATAACTTATTTGCGGCGTCATCTTCTGCCTTTGCAAACTCAGCTATATCCTTGTTTATTGTGTCAATCATAGGAATTACTTCTTCGGTTTTTTTTGCCATTTACACCCTCTCTTTCAAACTCCGCCTAAAATGTTTGCTGCCTTTGTCTCAATAGTTGCCAGTTCCTTGAGTTCTAAAGCACCGCCCTGAAAGAACCTGTGATCGTTATTTGTCGTCTCGCAGTTGTTCCGGGCTATTATATACTTCCTCTGGATATACGTTTTGAATATTTGCCAATTCGGGTCAGTGCTCAACATGAGAATAGCCCTTGCTTCTTCTTCTTCAAGATGTTTGCCCATCTCTCACTCCTATTTATTTAAAATTTTAACTGGTTTTGCCTTGACTGCCTTCTTTCCTCCTTCCTCTGATTTTTCCTTCTTTGCGTTTACCATATTTACTTCGTGCTTCTCACGATTAACCTTCCGTGTTTCTTTGATGTCCTCTGACAGCGCTATCCTTCTCTGTCGGAGGAACTCTTTGTCGTATTCTATCTTGGAATTATTCTTACTTTCTTCGCTATTCAAAACATCTATTTTGGCTCTTAGTTCTGAATTTTCAAGTTCTGCTTTTTCTATTGCCAACTCTTTCGCTCTTTCCTCCTGCGGGTCTGGCGTGTTCAACTCTCTCCTTATTTCCCTGTCTGTCTTAACGTCGTCCTCGTCTAAGCCCATATTCTTGGCTATCTTACGGAGTATACCCGGACGTTTTATAAGTGGCATATCAAATTCATTTGCGGTTATGCTTAGAAACTCCGTCATGTTCCTGCTCTGGATTTCCCTAGCCACCAATATATTCGAACCCAAGGCATTGATTTTCATATCACCTTTGATTCTCTCGTCTTCGCTCCATTCCATATTGAAGCCATAATACGTTTTAATCAATGGCCGTACCAGGAAGTCATCAACGTTTTTCACTACGGACTTAATAACCACCTGAGCCGCCCCCATCAACATAGACATGCCGCTCGCTGTTTCCGAACCCGGCGAGCTTTCTTGAGTTGGGCTGCCTGATATCAAAGATGGAAGACTTGTTTCATCGTCAATAAAATTCCTTACCATTGTTATAATCTGTATGAGATCGTTACCAATGCTTGGCACCTTATGTACGGTTATTGCGTTGTAAGCTTCGTCGCCACCGCTTCTGTACCATATCTTCCAAGGCTTTATTTTGTTGGCATTATTAACAGACCGGTCATCAAGGCGGTCAACGTTTATCTCCAACTGGTTGCCAGTCATTGCGACATCATCCAGGAGACGCCGGAAAGCTGCATTGAGGACGTCTTGCGAGTCCATCATTATCTCTGGCACGCCAACACCCCATAACTGGTTAGAAACCTGCTCATACGGGAATACGAAGTATTTCTTGCCTTTGTTAATGCTTTCGTCTATGAGTATCTTTATTACTTTATGCCCGGATATCCAGACATTGGCTTGGTATCCCCGCTTTAACTCGTCTTCGGCAACATCGAATCCTGCATCTCTGAGGTCTTGCCCGTCTAAGTAGCCCCAGTATTCAAGGACTTCGTAATATCCGCTATTGTCAAAATGTTGAATGTTCCCAAGGCTCTGCCTTTCTATTTCATGATGCTCTCTATTGTGGTTTCCGCCAGGATAATCCTTTATTAATTCGTCGATAACTTCTTCTCTAAACCCGATTGAATTCTTAAGGTCTCTCGTTTCTTCTTTATTTAAAATATGCCTTTCATATGTTCCGATAGAATTGTCTGCACTGTTAGCGTTGATGTCAAAGTAAACATCAAACGGTGACGGCTGAGACATTCCGGGGATGATATGGTCTTCCTGAACCAGCTCCCATTCTCCCAGGCCTTGCACCCAGTTCTTTTTACGTTCTACCTTTACCATTCCGGCTTTAATAACTCCTGAGCCAAAGGTACATGCGTCTTTGATTGCAGCTCTTATAAGCGCATCGGCATCGTTTTCAACCAACTGGTCATCAATTCTCTCCGACATCCTATTGGTTGTTTCCGTCAATACTTCTTCTTCGGTTAGTTTCTCGCCGGTTTCTTCATCTATAAAATCCTCTTTGTCCCATACGGCATCATTGAGTACGGGATATGGTGTAGGCTTAATACCCCAGAACTTATGACCACTGGCAGGGAAGTAGATATCTACAAGCCTTGCATACGCCGCAGTAGTCTTCATTCTGGTAATGCCTATGTACTGAGTAGAACCATCCGGGTCAAATCTTGCCCTAACTTCTGCATCATATACAGAGTTGTAAGCCCTTAAGTTCTTTAGCCACTGTTCCTCGATCTTGCGCTTCCGGTCACGCCAACAAGTAAATCTTTTGTACAACTTCGAGCCCAAAGCGTATATTTCCGACTCGTCAACAATGTCTATCACGGGTACTTTAACTTTGTCTTTATCTTTAATTTCCGGCATTAATTTTTACTCCTTGCTATATAGTCTTCCGCAGATTCATAATTAGCTCTTTTGTTTTTGGTTTTCTTTATTGCTTCATCTCTTTTGTTCCTTGCTTTAGGAATTGTGTACAGCATTTCAAGGGCTATTGCTATGCTTATAACTCGATCATCAAAGCATCCCAGCTTTGCACCATAAGTACAGGAGCCGTTATCACCTTCGTGTATGGTGAATTCGCCCATTTCTTTAATTGTCTCTTTACAAACAACACCGCATTCGCCGTCTCGTAGTGCACTTCTTAAGCCGTCGATTATTTTATATTTCGATTTCTTAGTTGTAAGCCATCCAGCCTGTTTCTGCTTCTTGCCTTGGCCTACGCTGTCTAACTTCTCTCTCTGGTACAGGTTAGAGTAATTAGCTTTCTTAAGCGTGGTTATGGTAGTCAGCCCGTGGTTATTAGCTTCTACTCCCATTAAGGCCTTGTTGTAATACCTGCCTAAAAAGTTCAGTATCTCACCAAATGTATCCGGGTCTATCTTGCCGTGTATTTGTGCTACTTGCTCCCCATAAGGCAGTTTAAGAACATCACAGCCTGTGAAGTCGCCTTGGATTAATCCCTCGGCCACATCTGCACCAATGACGTACTTTACGCCGGGTATCGGCTTTTCCCATATCTTGAGCATGCCTTTTGCTTCTATCTCAAACCTGCCGTTGTGCATATTGAAGTCACCCACAAATAAAGGCTCGAAGCAATCTTCCTCAGCTTTTCTAAGATCGGAAACAGGAAATACTTGTTTTCCGGAATAAATGAAAGCTTCATTGGCAGTCGCAGGATACCACTGTCGAAAAAATTCCTCTTTCGTGTAGCCCATCGGTGCCGACATCGTACTGATTTTCCATCGTCTCCATGCCAACTGTTCATACGAAACCATTGCGCCACTTGGAAGTTCTTGTTTAAGTAACCATTTTTCATCATCATCTAAACCATTTATTACTTCCTGTTTCTGCTCATTTGTAAGGACTTTACTGTACTGACTATGGTAGAACCAAGGAATGAATATCCTGAGATAATCAGGCTCTTTACCCTTTGCTTCTTGTGCTTCTGAATCTTTCCATGTATTGTAAAAGATACCTCCTACTCCATTTGCCGTTGACTCCATTATAACCTGAGTCCCAAGTATTGCCGGGTATTCAGAAGGCACGCTTTCTAGGAGACCGGCTACGGTATTGAGAGCACTGTCTTTAAAGAACGCATATTCTGATAAATGGATGTAATGTGTTGTAATACCAAGTCCACCTTTT